CATCAGTATCTAAACTTGCACCAAACCAAGCGGCCTGATTTTTAAATTGTGCCGACAATGTTGGCTGTGATACTGTAAACACATTTGCACCACGGCTGTATACATATACATTACCATCATTTGACTCAGTGTTTGTTGCTAACGGTGCACCAACAATTAACACGTTACCAGTGGCATTTGTTTTAACAATATTTGTAGTAGAATGTGTATTCTGAATTACTGTTGCTAGTGAGTAGTGTTCATAGTTTGTAGTAGTGTATGCATGAACTGTGTTGTTAGCGCCAATGTATAACCAACTTTGGTCTGTGCTCATAGAAACACTAGTTACATTACCTACTAGATTTGCGCCAGTAATGGTTTGCAAAGAAGTAATTACATTACCGTCTTGGCGATAGATATAAACATTAGAACTACTTGCTACTGTTAGTAAATTACCCTGACTGTCGATTGCTTGTCCAAAATTTTCATCGCCTATATCCAATTGAATAGTTTCATCGCCGGCAATTGATTTAGCAAAAATTTGATTTGTACCTGGACTGCCAACAAACGCATAGGCATTATCACTACTAATTTTAACAGAAGAACCAAAATAAGTTGTTTGTGGCTCTTGGACTTTAGTTACATTGCTAGACAACCATGGATGATTAAATGTGTAAACACCCCAACCGGCTTCGCCGGCGTTATCCACCCAAATTTTGTCTCCATCTAACCAACCATCAAGTGGAACAGGATACTCAGGGAAATCTGCCAAGGTATTAATTTTTGCAGAATTTAATGTATAAACAATACCCGATCCAGTAATAACCATTGCACGTATTAATGTTTGTAATTGGCTAATAGAATTAATATCGGGTTGCACATCATTAAGTTGTATAATAACTGTTGTTGGATTAGGTGTTCCAACTACTTCATATACTCCATCAAATGTAGGATTAAAATACTTTAATGCAAAGATATCACCAACTTTAAAATTGTGTGTACCGTTGAATAGTAACTGGGCATTTGTATCTAATATAAATGTTAAAGATTCTGCTGTTAAATGAGATTCGCATGTTCTTAGGATATCCCAATTTTCGTTAATATCTTTTGCTACCCACACTTTATCTCCTGCGCCTAGGTTGTCAATTGATAGCGTAGCAGGTTTAGTAATGTCAAATAATGTATAGTCGACATCATTGATATTCATATATCCAACATCGGGTAAGTCTGACATATATATTGGATCTGTGCGATTACTATATAATGTAGTAGTGTTAACTAATGTATTACTTGAATTGTATACGTTAGAATTTAAGCATGTTGCATTACCATTTAGACTTACAATAATGTTTCCAGCATCATATGCTTCGCCTGATGTAAACACAATAGGGTTTGTAGTAAACACGCTTTGGTCTAACACAAAGTCTTTATAGATATTATTATTTAAATTACCATATTGGCCAACTCGGAATGCCCATTCTTCATAAACATTAATGTTACCATTTACGTTATTAAAGTTGGCTTTTGTTAATGCTGTAATAGCATTCATTGTACCTTTTTGTTTAATGTATCCTTGATAAAACTTAGTCTGTGTAGGAATACTAATGCCTAAGTCTGTTAAGTATTGACGTTGACGGAAACCTAATAAACCTGCAGAATATTTTTGTAATGTTTCGTCTGTTGGTGGATTATCAACATTATAAAAGTTAGAAAACTCTTGTGCATTTAAACTAAAGCTAGGTAATAATCCAGTCTGGATACTGTCGTACGGAATTTGTGTCCATAATACAGGATTAAAGTTTACGCTAGCCGGAATATTTTGTGTAGCGGTATAATAGAAATTATTGTACTGTACAATATCGCCTAAACTATAATCTGTTTCTGCTTGCCATTCGGCGATATTAGGATCGCTGTAGATATAGCCAGCGGCGCTTAACGAGCCGTCCCATGCTCCAGTTTTACTTCCAGATAGTTTTAAACGATATTGACGGGTACCTGTTTCTGGAATATAAATGATATCACCAAAATCGTCAACGTTGTCGAATATCAATACGTGTTCGTATGCTGTTACATTTAATTTTGCGTAGCAGATTGTAGAACCATTTAATGTAGAAATTGTAAATTTATTTCCATTGATTGCGCTATTGGTTCTAACAATATTAAAGTTATTACTCTTAATAGGTGCAAAGTTTTGATCTAAAATTTTATTACCATTGGGAGTATTAGTAATTTCGTCAACAATTACACCGTTAGTTAATAGCGACAGTTTAGTAGAAATAGGATTTAATACAATAATAGATGATGTATTCCACCCTTGTTGGCTCCAATAAATTAATTCCTTGATACTTAGCATCCAGTCTTGTTGTTCCTGCAAATCGGTATTATATGTTGTGAACTGGAATCCAATTGCTTGTAAGTAGCGTTGGTAGCTAGCCAAGAAATCGGCTACTTGTTGTATATTAGAAAATACAGTACCGTATGGGACTGTAGTTACAGAATTTGAACTAGTTTGATACAAGTTAATTGTTACACCGCTTACAGTTAGTGCCTGAGTTTTATTATCAGCGACACTCGGGACAACATTAAAAAATGGATTTACAGGATCATAGCCCGTTACACTCCACCCCGTTGTAGTTTTTTCAACAATAACTGCACTATATACCGCCGAACCGATTGGTACAGACTTATTCAAGTAGACATGATAGTTGGTGTCAGGAATAATAACACTACCGCTAGTACTACCCGGCGTTGTTTGTTCTGCACTAACTGACAATATTTTTTTATCAGTGAATCCGCTAACTTTATAATTTAGGCGAACCGACATATTAGAAAAATAGTCAAGTAATGTTGTGGTTGGGTCTATTCCAAGATTTTTAATATTATCGCCAATCCAGTTAATGTAGCCACTTGTACGATCAACTGCACCAGTTAAATAATCTGTATTTCCGTTGATTGTTAATAAACGTGGAGCTATCTTTCTATTAGATGCATTTGAAAACTGTCCTGTCTGTGGACTCTTAAAGAATCTACTTGTATCTAATTGTGTAGAAAAATATTGTGCTGGGCGTAGTAACGCCATTGTTAACTGAACTGCATATGGGTAATCGCTACTACGACGCCATGCAATTTCTGCAGGGCTACCTTGTCCAGCTGTAAACGCATCGTTGGCCGTTCTTGAATTATAAGTTTTAATTAAAGGAATTTCGGTAGGGTTTAATAAATTACCCGCAGAATCAACCGGCACAAATCCAGTCAGTCCCGGACGAATAAAGCGAGAGTCTGTGTACGAATCGCCGTTATTCCAAACATAGCCAGCTTCTAAATCTTCCCATAATAATGTATTGCCACTAGTGTACGGAGTTGTGCCATAACGACTTTCCCACCAGGTGGGTTTACTACTAAATCCTAGCATTTCCCATGGAGTCAAGTTTGGAGTATCTGTATCAAACCAATACTGATAAACTGCTCTCCACGAACCTTGTAGGTTAGATCCGTTAACTACATCAGGGAAATTACCAAAGTTCCACGTCCACGGATTGTTAACATTGTAGAATTTATTAGCAGTATAATCAACATTATTGCTTCCTACCCAAGTTAAGAAACTTTGTTCTACAACCTGATTAAATTCTGCTAGTGTGTAATCACCGGATCTAAATCTTCCGGGGATAGTATCATACAAATCCATTTCATTTTTGCTATAATCAGACTTAATATTATTATAGATGCGACGCTCTAATTCTAATAGATAGTCATCACGGAAATCGCCAAACGCAGGAGTAATACTACCGTCGTGGCCACGAATAACCATAACAGGAGTTTGGTATGTATTATCTTCATACAATTCAGGGACATACTTAGGGTATAATCCTAACTTGGTCGGAGTTTCTGGAATATAATTACCGTCGGTGTTTGCATAATCACGAATAGTAATAATATCGCCAACTGCAAAGCTTCGATTAAACGTAACCACAGGAGTAACAGTACTAAATGTATACTCTATACCAACGGTTTGTTGGACACCGTTCACATAAATTAATACTGCACGATTGCTTAATACTGTGTTATCAAAAAATGAACTGATCTCATAATCCATTTGTCGAACATTTAATACCTTGTATGTAATTTCATAGTAATCAGAACCTTGCGGAACCATATCACTATAGTACCAAGAAAAACTAGAGTTCTTCAATGAATTAATGTTTTGTAGTATTGCGTCAACCCCAGCAGACGGATTATTATAATTAATCTCAGATGATGTGTTACACAAACTTAAGAATTTATTTTTAAATTTTGTATATTCTTTTTTAGCCAGCGTAATACTATCAACAAAACTAACCGTAGGATCGTTTAAGAATGATAACGCATATACCATTGGGGCAGAATGCTGACGTAATGTACCTCCTTGATCTTTAAGGTAATTGTCCTGCACCGGAATTGGATTTGCTGGATTAGTTGTTGTATTTTCTATTAGCTTATTGTAATGTGTTCTAATTTGTCCAAGTGTAATTGAAGTAAAATCTTCATTCAATGGATTTAGATCTAGGTTGTCGGGTATTTCATAATAGCCAAGTTGGCTTGTGCTATCACTAAAAATTTTAACGTCAATTTTGTCACCAATTGCTGGCATATTAGTAAATGCAATGGCATGGTACACACCATACTTAATTTGTGTGTAATCGATATTTTCAACCAACAATGCATTGTTTAGATATACCTTAAGGTGCGGAACTGTTTGTTCACTAACCGGTAATACATCGATTTGCACAAATGCTGTTTGCACTCCATTTAACTCAATGACATACCCTTCAAAGAATCGTGTAAAAATCTGGAATTGGCTAGTTGGTTCAATACTTGCGACCCAGTTTGTTAATTTAGTTGCTGTGTTTAGATCACTATTCTTAACTAAGTATCCAGTATTAACATTAACTATGCCAGCATCGGTTGTAAAAGTATCAGTATCATAATAGTTGTCAAATACAATATCACCGATGTTATTAAATGTTTGATATGATAACGGAAATCCTAATACAGAATCATTTGTTCCTGTTCCTGGTTTATAACTAAAAAACTTAGTACCAGCAAATGTAGATCCAGGATAAACAGTGGTGTCTGCAAAACTGTAACCATCGTTATCGACTATGTCAAATAGAGGTGCTTGATTAATATCTGTTTTTTGTTGGCTTTGTGTCCATGCTGTTCCATCAAAACTAAATGTGTGGCCAGCATGTGTGCCATTTTTTGCTAAAACACTTTGCCCAGGTAATACTGGATCTGCGGCTGTCTTGTTTAATGTTAAATATGGATTGCCATCAATGGTTTCAAACTGTACTTCCCAAATTTCATTAATAATAGAGGTGTCGTGGTCTTTAGTAAAGATAATAGTATCATTGTCTACAAGTGGGATACCATCAATACTTGCACCGTTTACTGGATCGTGTAATACATCTTGTTTTCCTTCATAGTCATTGAATGCATCAGATGATGTAGTAACAATGTAAGTAACGCTTGAAGTTGCTTCACGACCATAATTAAATAATTGTAAGTTTGGTTCAAATTCGATAATTGATCGACGAGCAGATAAATTATCTCCATAATCTGCAATAGTATTATTGTATGTTGCTGTAGCTGTAATAACATCTCTATGGAACCAACGATTGTATCGACTCCACGGATTGCGATCTTGGCTACTACGATCGATTGTAATATAATCTGGTGCTGTATTAATATTTTCACCAAATGGTTCAGGTACAATCAACTCCGAAACTGGCACTAAATCGATGCTTGTTCCTACTCCCTCAACATAGTATTCGTTGTTTGCATAAGTAGATGGTGTAACAAAATTATCAAAACGTACTTTTAATCCATTTGTAAAGATTACACCATTTGGGCTTGTGTATCCTGTGCTACCAATGATATCAGAAGCAATGTCTAATGTACTGGTTAAATTGTCAACTAATTTAATTTGACCAGTGAATCCAGGATTGCTACTATCTTGATAATATAGATAGTCTAAGCTGGCAGTCATAATCGGCACAGGTTGATAACGTAAATTATTGTCTAGCCAAAATTGATTACTTGCATAAGTTTGTCCGGATGTAATAAAAACTTTTTGTTGTGCAACCACAGATGTGTCTGGTACCAACTGCAATACTTCATCGCCAGCGTCTGTAGATACAATATTAATTTTCCAGACACCTACACGTGTTGCACGTGGGATTAATCCAACAGTCGGATTTGCATTTGGGTTTTGTCTTCCTGATACGGGGTCTGGTAAAAACGGATCTGCTGGGGTCGTCCAGCTTGCATCTGTTATATCGTTGCCAATAAATACCACTGTTTTGTTTTGTAAATTATTGTTGATCCCGTCAATACCTGCTGGAAAGTTTAATAAAAATGTGCTTAATAGTTGATTTTGTATGTCGGTATATTTAAATGTTACCGCGGCGTCAGTACTACCGGTAGTAGGTCTGACAATAGGCATATTAGCATAAAAGTCTTGTGCTGTTGTTAATGGAACTTTAAAAGTAATTTGTCCGCTATCAGTTCCATTGTTAGTTACACCATAAACTTGACGAGTGGTAACTGTGGAAATATTAGGATCTTGTCCGCTGACGCCCGGACTTGTTTGTATCCAAAATTTAAATCCTGGTTGATCTACATTAAATGTATAAGTACCCCCACGTGCTAGTGTTAGCTGTGTATTAGGGTGCGGGCCTGTATCAGTAAATGTATAGCCACTAATTGTAGTGCTTCGTGTTACTGAATATGTTTTTTGATACGGCACTTCGTTTGTAAAGATATCAACTGCTGTTGGTCCATTTGGTAACCAATAGTAATTATAATAGTTTACAAACTTATCATAGTTAAAGTGGCCATTATAGTTATAGCTTTCAGCAGAGAATAGTCTCTGATGATTAGTTGTTATATTATTACCAGTTCCAGAATTTATACTAATACTATTCAATAAATCTAGATAACCAGCATTAAACTTGATATTTTGATTATTGTCTGTTACAACCACGCCTGCTTCAAGTTGGTAGTTTGATCTTGGCACAGTCGACTCTGGTACATAATTGTCGCCTAATTTGTATGTAGGTGCAAACTTACGTCCAATGTACCCATTTACTGGAAGATTAACTGCTCCAGTAAATAATTGGTCCATAGTGGCACCAAGGAATCGCTGATTGGTGCTTGTGCGAAATGCTTCAGGTAAAAAATTAATAGTGTTTATTAGTGCCATTATTGTGTAGAACCAAAGTTAATACCACTCATGCCTAGTTGTGCGGCGGTTACTGATGTTACGACGTCTATATCATTTACTGTTGCTGCCGATGTGATAATTTCCCATGGCTCGGCGTTAATTTGGAAATAGTTACCAAATACTAATTGATTATTGCTTGGTACAATAACTACGCTACTAATATTAGGTGCTAGTGTTGCGTGTAAGTAAGCGGCCAATTCCGAGAAGTAGAAAGTATCACCGAAGTCCCAGTTACTAGGATCAAAGTAATTGTTAATTGCGGCAATTACTTGTGTTTTGATTTCGTTGTCTGTTATACCAACGCTTGGATTTTTAACTACTTGGAAACGTGCCTGTAATGCTGGCGCCGCCTTGGCGCCAAACAGTGGTTTAAACTGTGCAGGATTGTAAATGATCGTATCGCTAACAGTCTTATAATTGTTTAATCCAGCATAGTCTATTTCTAATCCACTTGATGTTGGCGGAATAGGCTCAGATACTTTGCCAGTTAAATCACGCAACCACGAAATGTATGCACTACTGTACGAGGATACTAAAATATATAAATCAACAATGTTAACCGGCGTTGGGTCTATGCGACTACGTGCCGATGCATTGTGTTTATATTGAAAATATAAACCGGAGCGAGATGGGTCTGTGCCAACAACGCTTGTAAATAAATCTGGATTATCTGGTACACCGGGCATTTGTGTATCAGGGAAGGTTACTAATACAATATTTTGATCCACATAACCATCTGGTTCAACTTTGTTATTATAAATTTTCCAAACAATGTCTTGGCCTAGCGGTGTACCTGTATTGGGTGCAGGTTGATCATTAATCTTTAAAATTTTAATAGTATCTTTAATAGGCATACCGGTTGTGCTATCATAAACACTAACCGTTGGGTCAAAATAGAAATTAGTTGTACCGGCACTTTCAAATGTATAGCCCAATTGCTTGTATGTGATAGTGTATAAGCCGGCGTCGTAGTCAAAGCGCATACCATGTTTTGTTGGGTCTGCTATCCAGTCGGCCTTTGAACCGATATTAGCCGGTAATACGTTTTTCCATGTTTGATTTACTTGGTCGTATGTTAACCCAAAATTTAATGTAGACTCAATTTGACTTGTAATTGTAGGAATCAAACTTGTTGGCAAATCGTTCATGTACGGAGGAATAATAGAATTTTCTCCGTTTAAATTAACATCGCTTAATATTGCACCATTGGGTACCACTGTAGCAAATGTAACTTGACTTGGTGTAGTAAAGTTATTATTGTCAATTACACTAGATACCGTTGCATAGAAATTTAAACTATCTGTTCCTAATGTAGGTGTACCTTCCTGAATTACGTGTTGTGCGTCAAAGTAATGCCCAGATGGTGCTGTAAACTGTAAACTTGCGCCTGGGGCAATATACTGTAAGTTTCCGTCAACACCTGTTCCAACTTGTAATGTGTTGCCGGTAATTACATTAGCAATAAAACCCCAACTAGTTGAAGTGCTATTGCCAGATTGATTGAATACCACATTTCCACCAAGGTCACTGCTGGTATTATAACGTGGATACACGCCATAATAATAATTACGCATTTCTGTCCCGTCAATTGCAGGAATAACTTTATTGTAGATAGCAGTATAGATATCGTTAGCTGTTAAAAAACTAAATGTAGTACTATTAGTAGTATTGTTAGCAGTTAATATTCCATCGTCGGAAAAAATATTAGTTGAACTGTAACTACCAGTTGGGTCAATGGCGTCAAGGTATAAACTTACACCAGAGCTTGTACGATTAAGTGCTTTAATCTTTTGAATACTTGTATAATTACTAATTGGGAAAATATTATAATCTTCGCCAGATACCATACGATTCTGTGTATAGTATTGTTGTGGTGCTGATGTCTTAATACTAGATAAACTAGGGGCCGCATTGGCATTAGTTACTGTGTACTTCAAGCTAGCAGTAACAGTCATTGTTTCTAATGTATTGTTTTTGCTAACGTAAGTGAATCCAATGCTTACACTAGATAAGTCGTCTGGGCTAATTGTAAATGTTGTACCATTGCTTGTGCGATAGTAAAACATAAATTGGCCTTGTGGAATATTGGCAAACGACCCGTCACCAAATACTAAATTAACTTGGTCATTGTTTAATGTGTTAATTTGATATAAATTTTTATCAGTTACGTTATTAAACACAACATTAGAACCTGGTAGTGCGGGAACTTGTGTCCATTTAGTTTGTGGACCGCCATTAACATTTAAAGTGTATAGCCACTGATCGCTATTGGTAATGTTGTTTGTACCAATTGTAATAAAATTATTTGGGATAGCGTTAGTAATATTAAACTTAGTTGCGTTTAGTGAACCTTGTTTAAAGAATGTAAAGAAGCCTGTGTTATTGCTACCGTTGCCGTTATTGTCGTTGCGATAAAGAATATTAAATTGTCCAACTTTAGTAGGATCATCTTCATAGATATAACTTTCACCAATTGAAGTTGCGCTAACAGCTTCAAAACTTGTTGGGTTGCCCTGTACATTAACAGAAAACGGAGCAGTTGGTAATGTGTTAGGATTTAACGCAACAGAGTATTCATCTGTTTGAATATTATTAATTTTTTGACTGTTGCCGGGTTTACCAATATTTTGACTAGAGATTAAACTAGCATTGATAATAGCTGTAAATTGTTCTAGCCAGTTATCGTTGGTTAAATCATTCCAGTGTACTGTGGCATTGGCTAAATTAATACCCGCACTATCAATAACGCTTTCTGTTGTCTTTACACTATCAAATTTTAATAATCCAGAAGCCGCTACTGTACGACTTGGATTGTAAGAAAGCATACGTGCTAACTTTAAAATGCTATCACGACGCTGTGCTGTATCAATAAAATTTTCACGTGCATTTAAGTCTGTGCGGAAAGCAAGACTTTGACCCAAGAAAGCAATCATATCAATTAATGCTAGATATTCGCTTGATTCTAAGAAATCATTGAATGTTTCTGGGTAATAGACCTTAAGATAGTTAATCATACTATTACGCAAAGTTTCAAAGTCGTAGCTTGTGAAGTCTGCGTTAGTAAACGATTGATATACTTTAGTCCAATCTTGTTGAACTAATAAACTGGTCTGACGTGTGGTTTGTGCCATATTATTTTACCTATACAATACCTATATCAAGTATTTATCGGTCTAAATAATATGTGTAGTTAATTATACTACTGAAAGAGTTTGACTATTTCTATTAAAGTTTAACGAAATAAGTTCAGTTTGATTAGTAGGAACGTAAGATAATGTTAACTGCACCAAGAATCCTGTATCTTGCTGTGTAACTGCAATTTGTCCTACACGCAAACGCGGATCATAGCTGACAATTTTTGTAATATCTTGTGTTATTAATTGTTGAGTAGCTTCGTCAAGGGGCTCAAATAACATATCCCAAATAATTGTGCCAAACGCAGGTTGCATTAACTTTTGTCCTTTTTTAAGACTAAAGTAGTTGAGCAAATCTTGTTTGGCCAGTTCATAATCAGTCAAAGTATATTTCTTTGAACTTGATCTTGTACTGAATCCACGATATATAATAGCCATAATAGTATTTATTGACTTAAAATAGTGACAGCATAACGCCCACTGTTGTATGCATTTGCACCAAGACCAATTCCCGAATAACGCCATGCATACGCACCTGTACCAGTGATATTTGTAGCTGTGGGCTTAGATCCTGCGCCTAGTGTCCATCCAACATAAATCATGCCTGCTACAGCATCGTCGGAGTCAGAATCTTGTATGCTACCATTGGCTACAAGTGCGTTATATAAATCATAGATAATTTGATACGCTAAATGTTCTTGACTAGCAGTATTAGTAAGGAAATCCGTTAGACTATTAACATTGTAATTATACGATGCATACGAATTAGATGTTCTAATAACAACAGGCTTCCAACAATTTATATAGTTTACACAGTCTATTCCATAGTGTGCATTTGACCCAGTAGCTATTAGTCCATAATTTTCTAAAGTTTGTGTAGAAAATTGATATCGTCCTAATCTATTGTTTTCGCCGATCAGTGTATAATCCCAGCCACTTTTGTCATAGGCAATTTGCGCTAATAAATTTTGAACTTCTGTTGATGTTAGTCTATAGATATTTGCAGTAGCCGGTAATCCAGGAGGCGCATCTGCTCTGCCTAGCCAGCTAGGTAATAAAGGTGTTTGAATACCTTGCGCCATTGCTTGTTGTGGACCAATATTTTGTAACATTATATTATACTCGCTACTGCGCTATATCCGCCATTACTAGCGGCCATTTGTGCAATACCTGCGGCTAATTGTATTTTTCCGTTGCCCACAGCTTTGCGATCCCAGGGTTCGTGTGCTGGGACAACAGAGCACGTGCTTTGAAGTTTTGTTGCGCCGCCAACCCATTGCTTGTTTATTAGTCCCGTGTCGGGTAAATTATTTGGTATTGGTGGTAGCACCGGAGTAATTGCTGGTATTCCA